TCAAAACAACAAATAGTAACACGGAACTGTCCATATTCTTCCATTATACCTTTAACTTCGCTCATAAAGTCTCTGCCTTGTTCAGAGCCAATTGAACCACTCATATCCAGAGCACAAAAGATATCAACATACTCGTCATTGTCCATACCAGGTAGTATAGCATCCATGTGCCAACCTTTTCTGTGCATACGTTTAAATGTATAATCTGATTTGATGGTTGATTGCATCTGCATCCGTAGCAGTTCTCTCCAGTTTAACTTAGGCTCAGTGAGTTGTGCAACAATACGTTTTACACCTACTGGTATGTTACCTGGGTCAGATGCCTGTGCCGCACTAAGCATGGCTTCTTTTATTTCTTCTTTTATTTTTTCACGTTCTTCTTTGGAGAACTTGGCAGGACCTTTGCCTTCTTCATTGCCTTCGCCATCACCTTCTTTACCATCTAGGTGTTGATCAATCATCTGATTTAAAAGATCCTCCATGTTGATCTTATCTGCATTTTTATATAGATCATCATAAACTTCTTCGGAACTCCAATCAATGTACTTTTCGTCATACAAACATGGAACAGTTGTAATAAACTCTCCAACCCTGTGTTTTTTAAGATCAGCATTTACACAATAATCAGCAGCAATGTTGTGCAACTGAGGATCTCTATCGCCACGTCTGCCAAAATGATCATAAACACAATGTAACACTTCATGTCCAAAAAGAAATTCAACTTCTTTAGGACGGAGCATTTTAATAAACTTTGAATTGTAATAGAAGTTTCTACCATCAGTGGCGGCAGTTGCACACCATTCGTCAGCATTAACAAGTTTTAAACGTGTCGCTAAGTTACCAAAGAAACTAGCACGTAATAACATGCCAACTCTTGCAGTGATTAATATTTCACGTACTTCTCTATCACGTGCAGGGTCCATTGGACCTAGTATGTCCTTGAACTTCTCTGCGATATCTTTATTAACGGTTGTGCTTTGTGACATGTGCTACTCCTAATTTCTAACTGTATATACATTGTAACACATATCGTGGATATGTCAACCTAATTTGCCATTTAGAGGCACGATTGTTATTTCAATTCTACAGTTGTCTTCATCCTGGAATTCTAAACTTTCAGCACCAGCAGCATCAGCAAGTTCTTTGTTTTCATATGCACCAACTAAATGCCTATATTCGCTGTGTCTACTAACACGTTCAACTATATAGATACCTGTTCCGGTATTCATCTAAGTCTCACTTTCCAACTGCCAGTATTATAAGGTTCATTTTCCCATTTACGGACATGACCAGAGGCTTCGCACCATCTAGGAAATTCTTTTTGTATAGCACCGTGCCCAGTAATAACTCGTATTTCTTTTTCTTTGTCTAGCCATTTCTCATATGCAAATGCAACAAACACTTTCCAAGCATCATGTACAGTTTTGCCATGTAGATCAATTGTTTTCATCTTTCGCCCATTTAAGTTTGAAAAAACTTACTTCTTTTTCGCCTTTCATATAAAGACGTAGATTGTCGCTACCGTTTGACCAACTCCAAGTTTGATTTACAAAACCAGGTGTATCTGAATCAGGTACGTTAAATTGTTGGCGTTTTTTTAACATGCCTCTTATGTACATAAAATCTCTTACCTCAGCACTGTAGCCATATGTTTTGATCATCCAACCTAAACAGGTATGAAAATCCATTGGGCCAAACGAGTTACGTGGAAATTCAATGACATACTCAAAATAATTGTTATATGCATATCTTCCATCTAGTTTCTTTACTATATATCTCATTGGATTCCATATTCCTTGCAGAGTTCATACCAAAACCTATCACTTTCAAAAAGATATCTACCTTTCAGATGTTGTATATGATAAAAATTATGCTCTAAAACATGCTTTGATTTATGATATAATTTTTCAAAGCCTGTGTTTTTAATATATTTTAAAGTTTCTACAATAGATTCTATCCTATCTTCTAGATCAATGACAGTATCGTAGGTTTCGTCGAATATGTCTGCAAAAGTTTTATATCCAACTTCTCTAAGATACTCAAGGTATAACGGTGTTCCGGCAATAATAAATGGTGTACAGGTTATTATTGGCTTGGCTGTTTTTTCGCTATAGTGATGAACATGCTGATGCATGGTCTCTGGAACAAGTTCAAAATAATGATTAGAATATAAATCATGTGATGCATGAAACCCTTGATGATCAACCAATATTGTATCTTTATCACCTAGATGATTTTTTTTCCAATCTTCGGGAGATTTGTGAAAAACAATTGTACTATTTTCATAGAGTACTTTATTTTTTCTTAGTTTTTCGTACAGAATTTGTCTATGCTGCCTTCTATCTCTTAGAACTGTGGTAACAAAAAAATCTTTTGCATTTGATTTTTTGTCAACAGTTGGCGGAATCAACTCAGGAACCCAAGCAAAATGCATATTAAAAGTTTTCTTGGCAAGCTGTAAATTTTTTGGTGTATTGATTAGCAATTTTTCAGCAACCACAAATTTGATATTATCTAAATTAAGTTCGCATAACATATCGTGAAATGCCAATTGAGTAAATTTCATTCCAGTGTCACCTTGTTGTTCCACTAAAAGTTGATTATGTTCAGTGAATTTTACTAAACTTGCTCGGCCAAGGTCTGTTTCTAAGAAATTTCGTAATTGCTGGTAATTAATAATATACAGTACGTCTTTACGTAAAATGTAATTATCTGGAATAATACTCATATCTTCAGCAGAATTCCAAAAAGACTTTTTTTCAAACTTAATTTGATTTCTATTAAAGAAATCTTCTAGGTCCTTATGGACATTACTATCGTTGTCTAATATTATTTTCATGCTAATATTTAAGACCAAACATTACTGCATCTGATTTTTCTTTGAAATAAAAAATCACATGCCATTCGTTCACTGCCACACCACGCCATTCTGGATCTTCCATCATTCTACGTTGCCATTCATGATCTAACATCCAAGCCCAACGTTCACTAGGACGTCCAAAGTCTTGATGTACCTGTTTAAGAAGGTCAGTCCACTCATCAGGATTATAAGGTGTATAACGACGAGGCACTTGAACATAATCTTTCAAGTGCCTCTGCATTATGGTGTCTATGTCATCCATAGCACCTGTGATTTGGTTGAGGGCCTGCATAGTTATGCCTTAGGTGTTACAGTTAGAAAATGGCCCTCAACCAATTCTGTTATCCTTGACTAGCAAGTATGTACTTGCCATATCTCTGGTGAAACTCATCAAAGTTTTTAAGTTTAGTAGGTTGAAACGGAATAGCATATGTTGTTAGTGCAATTCTTGCACCCATAACAACCAACTCAGTTTCAAAGTTATCCATCATAAACCTAAAGAAGTTGTCGCTCATCGAATGAAACTCAGCATCTTTTACTGTACCTAATGCTTCTTTGAGTTCATAACACATACTAATTGTAAGTGAATACATTGCACTAACTTCTTGTACTTCAAGTTTGCTTACCTTACCGGCAAGTACATCTGTTGGGTTAGGAAGTTTACCAGCAATCTTTCTATGTGCTTGAAACTTAACTGCAAGTCCTTCACCAATGGTGCCAGCAATAAGATCAGTTGCAGTGGTATCCGTCATGTCCTCTTCAATAAGCTCGCTTACAAAACTCCATGATCTTGGAGTAGCAAAAGCACGACTTGCACTCTTAGCATCAAAGTCATACAAGTCCTGCTTGGCAAAACTCAAGTAACCTACTACATCAGGATGGATGCCATTTTCAACGGCCCAATCAAACCATGCTTCATAGTCTGCACGTATTTCAACATGCACAAATCTATTTGCAAGCGGAGTAGGCATACGGAATGTAACACCTTTGTCTGACTCTCTATTACCAGCGGCAATAATAACCACATTGTCTGGTAACACATACTTGCCTAAACGTCTGTTAAGAACCAACTGATAAGCGGCCGCTTGTACACTTGCAGGAGCTGAATTCATCTCATCCAAGAATACAGTAATCATTGGATAGTCTTTAGCAAACTCTGGAGATGGAAGATCAATAGGCGGAGCCCAATCCATTACACCATCTTCTTTGTTAAAGTAAGGCATACCTCTAAGGTCTGTTGGATCCATTTGACCTAAACGTAGATCAAACATATAACCGCCAGCATCATCAGTGATCTGCTGAACTATATCTGACTTACCAACACCTGGAGGTCCCCATAAAAATATTGGTCTTTGTTTTTTGAATGCTACTTTAATTGCACTTTTTGCACCAGCAGTAGTAACTGTTCTATATTCGACTTGACTTGAACTTGACATAAGCTATCTCCTTGTTTCTAACTGTATATACATAGTAACACAGGATAGTATTATGTCAACCGTTTTTGCTAATTATTTTCTTTTTTCTTTGCCGCCACCTGACCAGACGTCACGAGCATTTACTCTGATATATCTTTTGTTGGTTTCATTGGTGTTTGGATTGGGAATGGTAATCATTACACGTCTACCTTTTTTAAATGCTGAAAGTTGATTGTTTACTCTTTCAACACTCTGCATATATTCTTTTCTCAGTGCTTTAGAGGCATGTTTGTAAGCATTACCTACCTGGCCTTTTGAGGTTTGACTGGTTCTTGATTTTTTCTTACCCATTTGCTTTGCTCCATGCTT